TCTTGGTCGATGCAAAGTTAGATGTTTTGGATATCATCCAGCAATTAAAGAGAATGCTGTTCCAACAGAAGACTTGCCATGGGCGCTTGCAATTCATCCATTAAACACTCCAAATCTATATGGCACGCCAAGACTTGGCGAATGGGTGTTTGGGTTTTTTCTTGACTCATTGGCAGCACAAGAGCCAGCGATTCTTGGATACATTCCGGGCATACCACAAGCTGCATCAGAGTATTTTGGAGTCACTCCAGATCCGACTAGAAACTTTGCAACAGTAACTCAAAAAGATTCCGTTGTTCTAAACGTAAATGGAACTAAGATTGAAATTCTCAATAATGGTAATCTAAATATAACTGCTAACTCAAACTTGACAATCTCTGGAAACTCCATTACAATTACTGGTAACACAGTCACTATTACTGACTCAAGTAAATCATTCACACCAACTTCTATTGATGCAGGAATTGAATTAGCTAAGACATTACCTTCACCCTCTTGACGGTCAACACACTGATATTAGCACTTGTCAAGCACTTTGTCAAATTTAACTAAGGAATATTACCATGACTAATCACGATAATCTATTAAGCATCTTCGAAACTTATGTATCAGAGAATCAAAAGTTTGAAGAAAAAGGAAACAAAGCTGCTGGTACAAGAGCAAGAAAAGCATTAGCTGAATTCTCAAAATTAGCAAAAGAGCGTAGAAAAGAGATCCAAGAAGCAAAGGTTGTGGAAAAAGTAGCATAAATATGTTATATGGCTACTATAACTTTTTTTAAAGATTTACCGTTAGATTTTATTCCTCACCCTGTGAGTGGAGACGTTCGCCCAATCACAAATGAGGCAGCGATTCGTAGATCATTGTTAAATCTATTATTAACAAGAAAAGGTAGCCGACCATTTTTCCCAGAATACGGAAGCACGATTTTTAATTTTCTATTTGAACCAAATTCCGCATTCACGACGCACAATATGAAAGAGAGTGTATCAAGCACTATTAAAAGATTTGAGCCTAGAGTTACTTTGAGAACTGTTGATATTACAATTGATGATCATGGCATCAAAATGAATTTGAGTTACACAATTAATAATACTGGCTCAACTTCAACTTTAGAAACAACAATTTCAAGGTCAACGTAAATGGCTGCAGATAATAATCTAAAAGTAGATGAGTTAGATTTTAATGGAATCAAAAGCAATTTCATTAATTATCTAAGAAACCAAGACGAATTTAGAGACTATAATTTTGATGGCTCTGGAATGAGTGTTCTGCTAGACTTACTAGCATACAACACATATTATAACTCTTTCTATTTGAACATGGTTTCGTCTGAAGCATTTCTTTCGACAGCGCAAAAAAGAAACTCAGTTGTCAATTTAGCCAAGTCCTTAAACTATACTCCAAGATCAACAAGTTCTGCTACAATTTCTGGTACAATTGTAGCAAATGTGACTGGTAGTCCAACTAGTGTTACAATTCCAACATACACTTCGTTTTCTGGATCAATTGACGGAAAGACATATACATTTTTAAATACCGAATCCGTAATTGTTTATTCTTCTTCGAACTATACTGGAACAATCAGTCTTGTTGAGGGTAGTTTGTTGACGAGAAGATATACAGTTAACACTCTAGACACACAACAAAGATTTTTAATTCCAAATTACAATATCGACACAACAACATTGACTGTTAGAGTTTTAAATTCTTCTATAGATAGTACATCAAGAACATTCGTAAAGCCAGATAATTTAGTTGAAGTGACTTCAACATCTAGAGTTTTCTTTTTAGAAGAAGTTGAAGATGGTCAATTTGAAGTGAAATTTGGTGATGGAACTTTTGGTGTTGCGTTGGACAATGCAAACATTGTCGTTTTTGAATACATTATCACAAATGGAACTGCTGCAAATGATATTCAGACTCTTTCATATTCTTCATCTATTGCTGGAGTGACTGGAATAACATTTACAGCAACATCACCAGCTGCTGGTGGTAATAATAGAGAATCGACCAATGCAATCAAGTTCAATGCACCAAAAGCATATGAAGCACAAAATAGAGCAATCACCGCTGATGATTATAAAGCATTACTATTAAAACAGAGTTCTGTAGATTCAGTTGTTGTTTGGGGTGGAGAAGATAATGATCCGCCTTACTACGGAAAAGTATTCATTGCAGTAAAGCCTTCTGTAGGAAGTGTGCTAACTGCAACCGAAAAAATCAATCTAATTAATTCTATCATTTCCCCGAAAAAGATACTTACCGTTGCTACTGAAATTGTAGATCCAGAATACATCTATGTAATTCTAAGCACTATTGTAAAGTATGACTCAGACACAACTTCTTTGACTAGTGATGATGTAAAATCAATTGTAATAACAACAATTAAAAATTACAACACTAGCGATATTAATCAATTCTCAAAATATTTTAGATATTCCAAACTATCAAGATTAATTGATACATGCGAAAGATCAATTTTGAGTAACATTACTACAATGAGCATTAGAAAAGAACTCGATGTTCAATTGAATGTTGGTACAAGATACGAAATTAGTTTCTCTAATTCATTAGATAATACAACTGAATTTAGAACAGCATCACATCCATATGGCGCAGGAAATAAGTTAACATCAAATGAATTCTCTTATGCTGGTTATGCAAATTGTTATCTTGAAGATAATGCTGGATTGATTCGAATCTATAGAGTTTCTGGTCTTGTTAATGTTGGTGTTCAAAATAATGCTGGTACAATTAATTATGCAACTGGTAAAATTATATTAACTAATTTTGCTCCAACAGCATTTGATGACGGTGGTACAACATTAAAGTTAACTGCAATTCCTGCTGATAAAGATGTTCTTCCATTAAGAAACCAAATTATAACAATTAGAGATGAAGACATTACTGTGTCTATGATTGATGATAAAACAATAAGTTTAGTCAATAGATAAAATGAACGATGTATTTTTCAAACCTTCGTTAAGCGTTAACACGCTTGTAAACGAAAATAGTTCTATTGATACGGAAAGGTTTAAACTTTTTCTAGAAGCATATTATGAGTGGTTGCAAACTACAACAATCACATTAAACACTACAGTTGGAACATTTCAAGTTGGTGAAACTATTCTTGGTAGCGGAAGTGGCGCTACTGGACAAGTAATTCAAGTAACATCGACAACTTTAATTGTAAAGATTACAAGCGAAAGAAAAGTCTTTGATCAATATGAAACAATTACTGGACAAACATCTAACGCAACATCTTCCGTATACGGAATTAAAGATAACGTAGTAAGAGCATCTGGCAATGTTCTAAACTATAAACAAATTGAAACATCAATTGACAAGTATGTTTCTTACTTGAAAGATGAATTATATCCAAGTCTACCAGCTTCGTATTATGGTAATAAGCGATTAATCGCAAAACAATTTAGAGACTTCTTTCAATCTAAAGGTACTGAACAATCTTATAGATTCTTGTTTAGACTTTTATATGACCAAGAGATTGAATTTTATTATCCTGGCGAAGACATTCTTCGTGTCTCTGACGGAAACTTTGAAAAAACACAAATAATTAGAACAGCTTCTGTAGCTTATGGATATGATCAATCTAATGTATCTTTCAATAGAGATATATTCTTATTCATAAACAAAACGATTGTTGGTAATACTTCCGGAACCCTTGCTAACGTAATAGACATTAAGAAATTTTTCGTCGGAGCAATTGAAATTGCTGAGATGACTTTAAAACTAGTGAGTGGAACGTTTAGTGCTGGTGAATCGATTTCAGCAACAGATGATGCCAATTTATATGCAAACATCTATGGTATTATTTCTGGATTTACAATCATTGATGGTGGCTCAGGATATCAAGTAGACACACCAGTTACAATTACTGGTAATGGATACGCAGCTCAAGCTAAAGTTTCTTCAATTAAACAATCGCCGATTAGTGCATTAAAAATAAACTCTATCGGACATGGATATCAATTAAACACATTAGCGTCAATCAATAATACAGACACTGGTGGGACTGGATTAATTGTACAAGTTACTGAATTAGCAAACACATATACAACTACGATTGGTGCATCAACATATACTCTTGGAGAAATCTCTAGAGTCTCAATTATCAATCGTGGATCTGGTTACTACAAAAAACCGACGATTACATTGCAAGACACAGTAATCTCGTCTGCTGGTCTTTTAACAGACAAATTAATTACGATTGCTAATGCTGGCACAAATTATGGTGTAGGTAACAATCTAATCTTTACTGGTGGATCCGGAGCAAGTGCTGCTGGTATTGTTGCGTCGGTTGTCGAAAGTGCATCATTTGATCTTCTATTTGAAGACGGATATCAAATGAAAGCTGACGGAAGCTACTATGATATCATCAAAAATGAAGATTGGTCTGTTAAAGGTCCAATCAAGAGATTGGAACTAACAAATTTTGGATCTGGATATACATCAGCAAATTTACCTTCTATTTCAGTATCAACGACAACTGGTTCAAGCGCAAATCTAGTCGTTACTGGAATTCAGGGAACAAGCGCAAACGTTGTAGTAGACACAGCAAATAACACAACAGGTATTGGTTCAATTCGTTCTGTTGAAGTGACAAATTTTGGTGTAAGCTATACAAATGCGAATGCAGTCGTTTCTTCTGTTGGAGACGGTAACGCAAATCTAATTCCA